AACGATAAGGTGTTTACGTTCGCTGACTTGCTTAAGGGTGAGTCTGAGGAGGATTTTGTTTCTCACGCTGAGGAACTTAAGAAACTGTTTGTCCAGGAGGACAACAAGCCGAAGAACTCGCCCGCTGTGGACCCGAGCCAGGGCCACACGTCAGACACGATGGCGCTCAACGGTGACCCGCTTCTGCGCTCCGTTATGAGCATCATTAACAAGTAACTATAACCTAGAAAGGTTTGCCTAATGGCTATTTCTCAGAACAACCTCGCAACCACCAACGACTTTAAGGGCTTTCTTGAGCCGAAGATGGCTGCTCCCATCTTCGAGGAGATGTCCAAGCAGTCTCTGATCCAGCCTCTCGCTAAGAAGATTGAGATGGGTCCGACTGGTGTTACCGTGCCCTTTTGGGACGGGGATGTCCAGGCCCACTGGGTAGACGAGGCTGGCAAGAAGCCCCTCGCTAAGGGTGGTTTCGACAAGTTCTCGATGGCACCGAAGAAGATCGCAGTGATCTTCGCGATGTCCTCCGAGGTTGTGCGTGCTAACCCGCTCAACTACGTGAACCTGATGAAGGAGAAGGTGGCTTCCGCTTTCGCTACCGCGTTCGATAACGCTGTCCTTCACGGTACGGACTCCCCGTTCGGTGCTTACATCGACCAGACCGACAAGACGGTTTCCCTGGCCGATCCGAACGCCTACGCTGCCACCAACAACGCGCTGTCGCTCCTCGTGAACGATGGTAAGAAGTTCACCGGTGGTCTGCTCGACTCCATCACGGAGCCGATTATCAACGACGCTCTGGATGCTAACGGTCGCCCGCTCTTTATTGAGCCGACCTACACCGAGACCAACTCCCTTACCCGCCAGGGTCGTATCCTGGCCCGCCCGATCACGATCGCGGACGGTGTTAAGGGTTCGGAGCCGGGCAACGCTGCCGGCTACTTCGGTGATTTCCAGAAGATCCTGTGGGGCCAGATTGGTGGCATCTCCTACGACATCAGCGATCAGGCTACCCTGGACCTCTCCGAGGCGCAGGATGGTTCCGGCCTGACTTCGCTGTGGCAGCACAACCTCGTTGCTGTCCGCTGCGAGGCTGAGTTCGCTGCCCTGGTCCGTGACCCCAAGGCGTTCGTCAAGGTTACCACCACCCCCAAGGGCGAGTAAGAAAGGATTTTGAGCATGATGAAGATTCGCAACAAGATTAACGGCGGTACCGTGGAGGTCGGGGACGATTACGCGGAGCGCCTTATCGCCAGTGGTGAGTACGAGAAGGCTGAGAAGCCGGCCCGTGCTACCCGCAAGACGGAGGATAAGAAGAAGGAGGCCTAGTGGCTTACGCTACCTTCGAGGATGTTCAGGTCCGGTTTTTCCGTGACCTGTCCGAGGAGGAGAGGCCACTTGTCGAGCAGCGCCTGTCCGATATTGAGGACAAGATTAGACGGCGTATCCCAGACCTGGATGCTAGGATCGCTGCTGATCCGGCGTTGCTCGGCACCGTAGTCCGCGTTTGTGCTGACGCTGTTATTCGCCTTGTGCGTAACCCCGAGGGGTACGTTCAGGAGACTGACGGCAACTACACTTACATGCTTTCCCAGACCTACGCTGATGGTCGCCTGACTATCACCCGCGAGGAGTGGGAGGACCTTGGGTTCCGGCGTGGTGTTGGGGTTATCCATGTTACCCCGCGCCTGCCTGGTGCTCTGGGCCGTACAGGGGTGGTGTAGTGTGAGTCTGCTCGACCATTGGAATACGGAGGTTGATGTGTACTTGGAGGAGCAGGTTGAGGATAGGGATGGTAACATCCGTACCCGGGCCTCCAGTACACCCACCCGCATGAAGGTGTGGATTGCTCCTCTTGCCCAGTCTGGTACTTCTGCCAGGCGTGCCGAGCAGGATAACGAGGGTTACGAGTCTGAGCAGGTGTACCGCATGAGGGTACGCCGTCAGGATCACGGTGTGTACATCGGGGCACAGTCCAAGATCGTTATTAACGGTCAGGTTTGGTCTGTGTTCGGTGACAAGTATGAGTTTCGGGGTTCGCCCCGGACTCACCACCAGGATTACTACCTCAGGAGGTCCTAGTGCCTCACCTGGAATGGTACTACAGTGATAAGGTTACTCACCAGATCATTGTTCGCAACTCCACGGTGAACCAGGATACCATGCTGATGGCGAACTGGATTGCGTCTATCGGCGCAACCCGGTTGATTGTCCACCACGCCCACAACGCTGACGATCCTAGACCTGATTCTAGCGTGAGCGTGAGCCGGGGTGATGTGGATGCGTTCGCTAACCTGAATGACCCTGACGGTGGCGCTACCCCTATTGCTAAGCAACTGGGCATCTTCGCACCGTACGCTTTCTCGGGTGCTAAAGGCCCGCAGGCTTTGAACCGCCCGAACAAGAAGAAGGGGAAGTCGAAGAATAAGAAGAAGTTAGGACCCGGTTATGGAAAGAAAAAGTGACTTTCCTCGGTTTCAGGAGGTGGTAATCCCGCTCCTTCGGGCAGAGATGCCGGAGGAAGTTAAGATCGGTTCCTGGATTGAGGATATCGATTACAGGCATTATCCGATGATTAACGTCCGCCGTGTTGGCGGGCCTAGAGATAGGGGTCGCCCTCACGATTTAGACCGTCCCGTCATGGAGATGACAGCCTACGGCAAGGATGGTCTTATCGAGACGGAGGAGTTGTACACGCAGGCTCTTGACATCCTGTTCGATGCGTGCGAAAAACAAACGGTTACGGAGGCTGGTTCGCTGGCCCGAGTAGAGGAGTTTATGGGTATGACCCAGTTCTCCTCCCTGTTTCAGGATTCCTGGCGTGTCCAGGGTCTTGTTTCACTGACTATCAGACCATCACGAAAGGTTTAGCCAATGGCTTTTAACGATAAGGCAGTGTTTACTGCTTCCACCGGTTTCATCTACACCGCGCCGGTAGGTACCGCTGCTCCTACCCCGGAGCAGCTCAAGAACTTCAACCCGGAGACCTACGGTGCTCACGAGTACACCCTCAAGGTGACTGGCGAGAGCCCGTACACCCTTACGGTTGGGGATCAGACCACCGCCGAACTTAAGGCTGACGCTTCCGTGGCTGAGGTTCAGGCTGCGCTGGAGAAGCTCTCCACCGTTGGTACTGGTGGTGCTGTTGTGTCTGGTGCTGACACCAAGTCCGGCGCTACGGTCGCCTTCGTTGGCGACAATTTCGGTGAGAAGGTTGTCCTTACCGGCACCGAGGGTGCTACGGTTACGGAACTCAACGCACCTATTGGTTGGGAGCCGATCGGGCACACCAACAACGATGAACTCCCCGAGTTCGGTTACGATGGTGGCGATTCCGAGACGAAGGGTTCTTGGCAGAAGAAGGTCCTCAAGACCATCACGACCGAGACCCCGGTGGACTACGTTACTGTCCGTGCTCTCCAGTTCGATATGGATACGCTGGAGTTCTACTACGGTAAGAACGCCTCCAAGGTCAAGAACGTGTTCGGTGTGGATGCTCCGAACTCTGCTGACGTTGAGCGCGCTATCCTTATCGTCCTCCAGGATGGTACTTTCAAGATCGGTTTCTCCGCTGCTAAGGCATCGGTTCGCCGTGACGAGTCCATCTCCCTGGAGACGGATGATTTCGCCTCCCTCCCGCTTCGCGCTACGTTCGTGAAGCACCCGGGCCGTCACCTGTTCGAGTGGACGGTTCCCGCAGAGTAATCTGCAAGGGCCTCTGGTTTTCTTGGTAGGTCGGCCAGAGGCCCCACACCCCTAGACCTACACTACCACACTTTTATTTTTAAGGAGACCTACCAATGGCTACTTTTACTCTTGATAAACTGCGCGACATTGTTGATGCTAAGTACGCGCCCACCATCATCGAGTCCGGTGATGATAAGTTTGAACTCCCGACGCTGCTCCGCCTCCCCGAGAAGAAGCGCAACAAGATCTTCGATCTGATTGCCGAGGTTGAGAAGGGTGTTGAGGACGAGGACACCAACGCGCTGGATCGTCAGCTGGATGTGTTCCGCGAGATGATTACCACCGCTGAGGCTAATGATCGTGGTGAGGCTCTCCTGGAACTCCTTGAGGACCCGGCTATGATTATCGAACTGGCTACCACCTGGATGGAGTCCTCTGAGGTGGGGGAATAAGAACGCTAGTTCCGCTCATTGCGGGACACGAGGACGTTGTTTACGCTGATTTGCTTCGGTATTACAACGTCCACCTCGGTGGGTTGGTCGCTGACCAGCCTACCGTTTCCCCCTCCGAGGTACTAGCGTTGATTCAGAACTTGCCGGAGGATTCTAGGACCCACGCTGTGCTGCGAGGGAGCGAGGATGCTGCCGGTTGGGGAACCACCGAGTACCTGCTTGCTGCTGTGATTGATGCTGTTCAGTACGGGACGTTCGCTAACATGCAGGTGCGTACCAAGAAGAAGTTGCCCCGACCAGAACGATTGCCTGTTCCTGGTCTTAAAAAGACCAAGAAGGTCAATAATTTCGTGGCTATGGCACAGGCCCAGTACGCTAAAGCAGGAAGGTTACAGTAGTGGCAAACGCTGGTGGTAGGGAAGTTGGTCGCGTCAGTATTAGGGTTGTCCCTAAGATTGACGGGTTCAAGCGGGAGGTTGAGTCTGCGCTCAGCACCCTCAAGGACATCAAGACCAAGATTGATCCCGAACTTGATAAGCATGAACTTAAGAGGCAGGCTAGGGATGCTGCGGATGATGCTAAAGACACCGTAGATTTCGAGTCTGACCTTGACACGTCCAGCCTTAGTAGGCAGGCTCGTATTGCTTCGATGGCAGCATCGAGGTTTAAGGTCCACTTTAGGGCCGTCCTGGATGGTAAACTTGCTACGTTGCAGGCTAAGAACCTGGCGGACAGGCTCCAGGACATCGCCAACGGCACGGCGTTAAAGTTTGATCCTAAGTCATTGTCGATCCGTGATTCTATGGACATCACGGGTGTTACGGCTGGTCTTGATAAGGTCATTGGCCGGTTTAAGATCCTCCGTTCCCACTACAAGGATACGGATGCGCTTACGAAGTATGCGCGCCACATGAAGAATGCCCTCGGCACCCAGGTTAAGATGGGGTCGATGGGTTCCCGTACTTTCAAGTGGAAAACCAACTTTGTGAGTACGATCCAGGGCCTGCGGGACATGAACCGTGAGATGCAGCGGTCGATTAAGCCGATGGCTGCGTTCAAGCAGTCGTTCAAGGGCTTCGCTTCGCTGGCTAACGTGTTTGCTGGTGTCACTGCGGTTGTTGCTGCCGGTGCTGGTGTAACATCCGCTGCTGCTATTGGCTTGTCCTACGTTATTGGTGGCGTTGTGGATGGCGCTAAGACGCTTTCCAAGTCGCTGTGGCTTCTGCCTGGTGCGTTGTCGGTGGCTGGTATTGCTGCTGGTGCTGCGTACCTTGGGTTTAAGGGGTTCGGTAACGGTCTTAAGGCTGCTCTGGACCCTGCTGCGGATCTGGAGAAGGAGATTGCTGATCTTTCTCCTGCTGCCCAGGAGTCCGCTCGTGCAGTGAGGGAGTTCGCTGAGCCCCTCAAGATTATGAGGGGGGCTCTCCAGGAGGTCACCTTCGCTGATTGGGCACCCCAGATTCGTGAGGCTGGTAAGAAGTGGCTTCCGATGATGACGGAGCACCTGTCTAAGGTTTCCGAGGGTGTGAACACCGTTGGTAACGGGTTCCTCAAGTGGGCCGGCATGGACCGTACGGTTACTGTGTTCGCTAACATGATGGATCACACTGGTGAGATCATGCAGAACATGGGTAAGTCGATGCAGCCGTTCCTGTC